AGAAAGATTCCAAGTTTACAAATTGGGATTTGGATCGCGATGGCGTTGTAACAGACGCTGAAGTACAGCACTCCAAAGAAATCAAGAAAATTGAGACAGAACTGCGTAAGAACCTAGCACAGCTACGAATGGCTAGGTTTACCCTGGTTGCTATGGGCGCTTTTACACTGGCCATGTTCTTTGTGCCTATTGAGCGCGTTGAGGCATTGGCTGACATTAGCAACCTTTTTTACATATCTGGCGCAGGCATAGTTGGTGGGTACATGACCACCACGGCTTGGATGGCGAGGAAATAAAATGCTTGGAGTTCTTGCGTCTATATTGGGCAACGGCGATGTTATCAAAAAGGGTATGGAATTAATTGATGATGTCCACAGTTCTGATGAAGAAATGGAGCGCGTAAAAGCTCAGGCTAAAATTGACACTATGAAAGCCTATGCGCCGTTCAAAGTAGCGCAGCGTTATTTGGCATTAATGTTCACTGGCACGTTTCTTATATCGTTTTTTATTGTGCTTGTGATGACCTTAATGGGTCAGGCCAACATTCCTGAAATCAAACAAGTAATTGACGATTTTTATGTTGGCGAGGCAATGCTGACTATTTTGGCATTTTATTTTGGCGGCGGTATGCTTGAGGGCGTGGTTGGCAAAGTGAAGGAAAAGAAATGAGACTTTCACAAAACTTCACACTTTCAGAATTGTGTAAAAGCCAGACTGCCGAGCGTAAAGGCTTATTAAATCTGCCAGACACTGACCAGATAGAGGCCTTAGAAAAGTTATGTGCCTATATCTTGCAGCCCATCCGTGATGAGTTTGGATCGTTTATTGTATCGTCAGGATTCCGTTCACCAGAACTTTGTGTTGCTATTGGCTCAAAAATTACATCACAGCACACAGCTAACAATGGCGCATCGGCGGCTGACTTTGAGGTCGCCGGGCATGACAACTATGAATTATGTAAGTGGATAGAGGCTAATCTGCCATTCGATCAACTTATCTTGGAATGTTACAACGGTGAGCCAAACAGCGGCTGGGTGCATTGCTCATATGCTGATGAGGGCAGGCGCGAGACATTGACCTACAGTAAGGCCAAAGGCTATCGGCAGGGTCTGCTTAAAGATGGCTAGAGCAAAGCCAGCCAAGGGCAAAGCCAAGGTCAAGATTACAGCCAGCGGCAAGCGGGTCAGTTATGGTCAAGCTGGCAAAGCTAAAGGCGGCGGTGCCAGAGTGCGCCCCGGCACAAGTAAGGGTGATAGCTATTGCGCCAGAAGCGCAGGGCAGATGAAGAAGAACCCGAAAGCTGCAAAGAATCCAAATAGCCCATTGAGGCTATCCCGCGCACGCTGGAAATGTAGCGGCGCAAAATCTAGGCGATCATAGGAGATATTGTTATGCCAATGGGTAAAGGAACTTATGGGTCAAAGGTTGGCCGTCCAAAAAAGAAAAAGCCAATAAAGGTTGCTGGTAAGAAAAAAATGGGTGGCCGCATGGGTGGCCGTAGTTTGCGGAGGGTGTAGCCATGAAACGCCCTGGATTATATCGCAACATTGCTAAAAAACGCGCACGCATAAAGGCACAAAAAGCCGCTGGTAAGACACCAGAACGGATGCGTAAAGTAGGCAGTAAAGGCGCCCCAACGGCGGCGGCATTTAGGCAATCTGCAAAGACAGCTAGGAGGCGCTAAGCCAAGGCTTAAATCTGTCCCAGTTTGTCCCAGGTTTCTGGCTACTAAGGCCTATTATCATAGCCCAAAATAGCCCATATTGAGCTAATTTTACCCTCTAAATACCAGTTAAATCCGCCCTTTCACGGCGGCAACAGGGGTTCGAATCCCCTACGGGATGCCAAGCTGAAACGTAAGCATAGACTCAAAAAAAAGCCCTCGGCCTTAACAGGCTGGGGGCTGTTTTTTTGTGTTTGTCCCAGATTTGTCCCAGTTTTATTTGCATTGCTTGTCTTTTTATGACAATATGAATAAAGTATAAAGACAAAACGAGGGCTTGTTATGAAAGATTTATCTGTAAAATATTGGCAACAACGCGGTCATTGGGTCATCAATGCAGCAAGGATTGGACTCGATACAAAGCATGGAAATTTTCTAACAAAAGCTGATGCAATTGTTGAAGCAGAAAAGCTAAAAGCAAAATTTATTTTAGGCCGCGATATTACCGTTGAAGAAAAACCCAAGCTGTTTTCAGTCAAGGAAGCTGTTGCTGAATATAAAAACAACCAAGAACAGCTACAGACAAAATCATATCACTCTGCTCAAGTTTTCAATTTAGACATTTTGTTATCTGTAAAATATGATGGTATTGATATAAGCAAGCACCAAATTGAGCGCCTTGGCCGCAAATCAGATCGTGAAGATTTTAGAACTTGTATTGAACTTGCCATCAAAAATGAAGGTCAAAGCATTGAGACAATGCACACGCGCCGCAAACATTGGTCAAAGTTTTTTACCTTTGCGGCAGGCAAGGGCTGGATTGATGCCAATCCAATTACGGATATTAAGTTGCCAAAGAAAAGCAAAAATGATGATCGTGCGCCTAAAGTGCAAAAAGAATTTATATCGTGGTTGCAGACAGATGGGCTTGATGCTTACAGCACGGCATATGCACTAGCGGCTGAAAAGGTCTTAGCTGGTGGCCGCAAGAAACACCGCAAACGCAACCATCTTACAATAGCGCCAAATAAACTTGAATTGATGATGGTCTTGTCAATGACAACAGGATTACGTCAAGGTGAATTACGTGCATTGCGCCGTTGTGATTATTTAGCAAATAGACAGATGATTAAAATCCGTGGCGGCATTGACCACGGCACGCAGGATATTGGTCTGGCTAAGACAGATGAAGGACAAGATCGTGAAATAGAAGTGCCACAGCAAGTCTGCGCGATGTTAGACAATTTGCTTGCAACTAGTAAATTTAAAGAGTTTGACGATTTAGTGTTTCCATCAACTACAGGCACACCACTACGCAAAAACGATTTTAGTCAGGCTTGTAAGCCCATACGCGCCGCCTGTCCGTTTGTTGATGAAGATACTGGTAAGCCGTTGCATTTCTTGTGGGGCGATCTGCGCCATGCCTTTGCTAGTAATCTAATTGACCAGCTAGGTGCAAATTGGGCAGAGGTGGCAGAGTCAATGGGTCACACAAATGCAAACTTTACCCGCAAACAGTATGGTCATTACATTGTGGATGATGAGAAAAGCGCCCGCAAACGCGAAGCTGCTGCAAATATTCTTGTAAAGAGAAAGTAACCAGGCGGTAGCCAAGGGCATCAAACATTTCCTGACGCACCAGATGCCACCGCCCTATGATGTGCTTTTGTCCTTCTTCAGGCCTACTTACACATCAATCCTATTTTGTTAAAAAATGTATAGAACCAATTTTTTTCTGGCTGTTCAGGCGTTTCCATAGTCACAGCTTTGGCTGCTTTTTTAGCATCCCAAAATGCTTTTAAGCGCTTTGATTGCGCTGCTCGCATCTCAGGCGTCCAGTTTTTTGATTTCTTGGGCATCTACTCCCCCTAATTTGATAATTTCATTCTTAGGAATAAACCAGCGCGATCCATCTGCAATTGCGCTGATTTGTCCAGCTTTGATCCAGCGCCGTAATCTTTTACGGCTGGCATCTGTATAGCCCTCGCCAAACAGGGCATTACAGGCCTCTTTGACAGTGTACAGAGCCTGACTAGCCATTTTTGGCACCTTGGTAACCTTGCGGTGCTTCAGGCCACGGTGGTTCCTGTGATGGCGGCGGCGGTGGGGGCGGTGCATAACCAGGCGCAGGCGCCGGGGCAGGGGCTGGGCTGGTCATGTTGGGGCCATCATCAGCAAACAAACTGCCGCCACCAACTTTCACATATTGATCGCCAACCTTTTTTTGTAGCTGTAAGCCTGGCTGTTTTTTTGAATTTGAATAGTAGCTTTTCACAGCTTCATAGAGCGCCTCATCTTCAATGTTGAACCAAAACGCTGCGGTTAGCTGATCTGTGATTTCCACGCCAGATTCTAATCTGACTTTTGTATTTTTAAATTCAGGCCGTGCCATTCTTTAAATCCTTTTCCTGTTTTTGCCAGAAGGCGTAAAAGCGGTTGTAGTCGCTTGGGTTTTCCTTGTGCATCAAAGTCAGCACAGGGTTTAACTCACTGATCCATGCGTTCAGGCCAGTAAGTGTTCTTTTTGCTTGGATTTGTGCCTCAAGCCCATCAAGGTCATATGGCTTGTCAGTCTTTACTGTTTTTTTTGGCGCGTCTTTTAAGGCGCCGTTTATCTCGCCATCGTCATCATCATCAAACTCAACCTCTTGGATGCCAGCGGCCATGCCCAATGCTGCCATCAGCGCATATCGCCGGGCATAGCTGATAGCTGACCCTAGCTTTTGATTGTTGGTCATGTCATCAACAGCAATCGGGTATCGGCCTACCTTTTCCTCGCCAGAGGTGTGCATGATGTAGGTCTTTAAATGGGTGCCAACACCATCTTCATAATCAACTAATTGGCTAAATGATAAGCCATGTTGTGCGGCCTGCTTTACTTTGGTCATCACA